TGATTATTAAGAGTTTTAATTGATAGGGCGGGTTTAAGTACAGGGCAGGTCTGGTGTCCCCTGCAGGAATCGAACCTGCAACTAGCCCTTAGGAGGGGCTCGTTATATCCATTTAACTAAGAGGACTTTGTTCGCGGAAGTTTTGAAGTTGTTCCGACGGTTCGCATCCTATCGTAAAACCTCAGTTTTTTACAAGCTTTATGCTCTGTTTTGTTTCGCTCGGTTTGCCGCCATTCGCCTTTAACATCACTTCGTTCACTTGCCAATGAGTACACATTGAGTACAGAATGCTTTCAAAGAGTGTGTACAGGAAATCACAGTGGCGCTGAGTGACACCAAATTAAGAAGCATTAATGGCAAAGCTTACAACGGACCAGCGGAACTAACCGATGGCGACGGCTTGAGCGTTCGCATCACTCCATCTGGCACGATCACATTTCAGCACCGTTACCGCTGGAATGGAAAGCCTGTGCGTCTCACTGTCGGTCGCTACCCCTCAACATCGCTGAAAGATGCCCGCATTGCCGTAGGTGAGATGCGGGGATTGTACACGAAGGGGGTCAACCCAAAAACCTATTTTGCCGGAAGCACTGGTGAGCTCACTCTGAAAGAGTGCCTCGATAACTGGTGGGAAAAGTACGTTAAAGACCTCAAGCAAAATACACAGGTGCTGTACAAATCAGTTGTGTACAACACCATGTACAACGAATTTGAAGATGTGCCTGTTGCCAACATCCCCGTATCAGCCTGGGTCCAGTTTTTTGATAAACAGGAAAAGCTGAATAAGAAGAAAGCCCGCGTTCTGTTGCTTCAACTCCGCTCAGTCATTCACTGGTGCATCAGCCGGCAGCTGATACCTTCATGTGAGATCACAAAACTGAGTGTCAAAAATATTGGCAAGAAGCCAGACGTTGGTGATCGCGTTCTGACCTATAGCGAGTTAGCAAAAATATGGGTGGCGCTTGAGAACAGCAAGATCGTCACCTCCAACAGGTTGCTTCATCAGATGCTGTTGCTGTGGGGGGCTCGCTTGTCTGAGCTTCGCCTCGCTAACGCTGCTGAATTTAATACCACCGATTGGATATGGACCACACCATCCGAACATTCAAAGATGGGCAACATCATCAGGCGTCCTATCTTTGAGCAAATGAAGCCCATGGTGGAGCGCCTGCTAAATAGTGGGAATAAGGTTTTGTTTCCAGGGCAAGAACTCGACAAAGCCATTGATCGCTCTTCATCTAATCTGTACATGCGGAAGCTGAGAGAGACGATTGATATTCCTGAATGGCGCACCCATGACTTCCGCCGTTCTTTGGTGACCAATTTATCAAGCGAGGGGATCATGCCCCATGTCACTGAGAAAATGCTGGGGCATGAACTTGGTGGTGTAATGGCTGTGTACAACAAACACGACTGGCTGGAAGATCAAAGAAAGGCCTATGAGCTGTATGCAGATAAAATATTCTGGCACGTTAAACAGCTCGGTTAATCCCTCCATCATAAATCCATTTCTCAACCGCTCTACGGCTATACCGCGCCGGGTGTGTTAGCACTGGCGCAGGAAATCCATGCTGCTTACGCAGCCGCCAGAGTGCCGTTCTCGCCTTACCAATTTCGTCCAAAACTTCTTTTTCACTCATAAAGTCGTGGTGCATATTATTCTCCACACATTCCTGCTGCATCAGGATTTTCAAACTTAGTAAATTTTGGATTTATTTTAGTCATACAAATCCACTGGATGGCTAAGGGTTTCTTAGCCAGCAGATTTTATCTGATCTGAAAAATCCCTAGAAAGATCTTTGTACTGATTTTTAAGAACACTCTTATCTCTATCCGAATTCCCATTATTTACTAAGAACTCAGTTAATTTTTCTTTGTGGATTATCTCTTCCCAAACAGCGAATGGAAGTAAATCCCACATGTAATTTTTAAGCTCTATCTTTTGAGTTTCTAATTTTTTAAGGGATACGTATCTCAAAAATAGTGGCGGTGAGTAGTTTTTTATGTACTCATGCGCTTTGCAACAGCTTGTTATTACTGTTCCAAGGCTTTCCCTGGATGACTTTAATCCGTTATCCTTTGTGGCATCGTTGCACCGTTGAATATATAGGTTCAGCGTTTGCCTAGTTTGTAAGTCATAGTTAAACTTAAGCGATGCACAGGCTACAATTAAACTGCATATTGCCACTATGATAGTCATTGCTATATAACTCCTTCATATTAATTAAGTCTATAAAAGTTAAGATTCCGATAATTAGCAATTATAGATGATCGATATCATTGACGCACTAATTCAGAAAAAATTCGATTTAGAAAAATGATAAATTCTAATGATGTGAATATTAATATCCTTCGGTTTCGTCGTTGAAACTGTCACAGAATAATAGCCATCATTGTTGCCGCATGCATTCCTGCTTCCGGTTTCTAGCCGTGACATGTCACGGTGTGCCGATCTTCAGTTTCAATTCGTGCCAGCCGCTGGTGGCCCAGCAAACTGCCTCACCCTGGCAAGGGCATGACTGCACCGGCAGTTGCTCTTTGCACTTCCCGCACTGCTGGTGGGCCATTACTTCCAGCTGCTGCGCCAGCTCAGCGGCATCCTTCCGGATTAACAGCGCTATGTACTCGTTCAGCTCATACGGTTCACGACCGGGGCGGCGTGCGGCGCAGTTATGCGCCAGCATCTCCAGTTCCTGACTATCCAGCGCCAGCTCCAGCTTTTTACCACCGGCAGCGGTCTGTCTGGCACACTGCGCGGCTTTGCGTTCGGCGGCGGATTTAGGCATTCAAAACCTCCTGAACAACCTCTTTTACGGGCAGGCCGTCATAGATTTCTTTGAGGTGTCCACGAATATCCATCCGGCGCAGGGCGCTAAACATCATGTCGCACTCAGCTTGCTTGTTAGCCTGAAAGGGCTTGGATTCCGTGTTCACCCATGACCAGTTAGCAGGCCAGCCATGCACCTTTTTCACTCGGCCTTTAACCACATGAAGCAGACCCCATCCATCGGGTAAATCGCCTAACTCGACGATCCCCGGCTCGCTAATCATGAAGCGCCAATCACCCATGCCTTTCGATGGGTCGATACGGAATGGCTTTTTACGGTCGGCCAGTAAGTCCTGCGTGAGCATTTTGCCTCCACAAGGCAGGATGCACCGTTTCGGAATCCGATGGCGTCAGGTTGCTCACCGTAGGCAGTCCAGGCACGAAATTTATCGTGGAATGCCACCTTAAAGCCGTTGTTCTGCAAAAATCGGCAGGCAATATCGCAGAGTTCATCGTGAGTCAGCGCCATCACTCCACCTCCACGCGCTTAAACTCAATGACCCACACCCACGGGTTAGCCTGCCAGCTGTCAGCGCCGTAGATGGATTGCCACAGCCCACCAAATTGATATACGGCAGTGTGTCCCATTTCCTCAACTTCACGGGTGCCAGGCTTGAACCTCAGCGCTTCAAACGTACATCCCTCAGCTGCTGCGTCCTGCTCACTGATGGCCTGCAACCGCTCCACACGAACGCCGGTAATCTCCAGCGTTATGCGGGAAGCCCAGCGCGGCATGTGGATAGATGGCGTCCACTTATCGACCACGGCTGGTTTATTGCATTTCTCAATTGGCACTCGGTGCGTCTGCTGGGTCCAGCTTTGCTGCTCACTGGCTTTATAAACCAGCGTGGCCAAGTCAGTAGCCCGGCTATGAACCCGGAACGTCTCACGCACCCACAGGCGATCACCTTTCAAACCGAACGGGCAGGCAATGTACATGTCCTCATTGCGCACCATCGTTTTGCCTGTATTAAACGGAACCCAGAAACCCGGCTTGCCGAACTCATCCTCTTTCGGGATAACTTCAGGCTGCTCGCGCATGATCCGGCGCGTCTGCGTCTTTCTGCCGTCGAGAACTGCACGAACCATGTCGGCGTTAAAGATGATTGGGTGCTCACGCATCTTCTTCATCCTCTTCGGCAGTTTCAACTTCAGTGCCATCGTATGCGGCCTTAACGCTATTGGCTGCCGCGATAATGGCGTTGAACTGGTCAGCATCTACTGTCACGCCGGGATACTGGCGAGAAACCTCGAAGCTGATTGCTGTAACGAGTTTCATCTGATCAATGCGGATAGTGGTTTTCATCACTCACCATCCTTACCGGCGCGGAGCTGGGTAACAAATTTGGCTGCTTTGCTTTTTGAAACCTCAATAGCTCTGTTAAAGCCGGTTTCGTAGTCTCGACCCTCATCATCGCCATATGGACTACCCAATTCTTTCGCAAACATCTCCACACCCTCAGCCCGCACGGAGTTGCGGTAGGCGTCGGTGGCTGGGGTTTCAGGCGCAGGCGCTAATTTATCTTCGGCATCAGCCCATGAATTCCAATGCTCAACCGCTCCCGCTGAGGCGCTGAAGTATCGAGCCAGCGCCGCATTCTCAGCCGCCAGCGCGTCACGCTGTGCTTTGAGTTCGGCGTAGTCTTCCCACTTAACTACTTCGCCATCTTCTTCTTCGACAATGCCCAAATAGCCGTAACGTTTTACTTCACTCATCTCGATCCCCTTAACCCATGCATTCCAGATACAGCCCGCTGGCAATCAGACGGGCGCGGCGTTTTGCTGCTTCACAGTTGCGTTTCTTTGCCTCTTCAGAGCAGTCATTCCTGTGGTTGATCACCATCGGCTTACATGGTGGGGGAGCAACACGGCGCGGATTTCTAACCAGGGTGTAAGTGCGGTCAATAGAGCCGCCGCCCAGACAGATTTGATTTGAGGCTTCAACCTGCAGCGTTTCGCCACCTCTGCGCATTATATGGAGAACTAAACGGTTGAACTCACTTAGGGTCATACCGAGACGTTCTGCCAGCTCACGGCCCGTTGCCGGGCCTTTTGATAACTGCCAGGCTAACTTTTCACTGAATCCAGCATTCGCTCCGTTACTGCGTCGAAATTGGGCGACCTTTTTCATGACACCACCTTCAGCGTTACCGTACGCGAGCGGAGTAAATCCATTTCCATTTGGGAGATGATGTTGATCGCTTGTGTAGTACCTGGCAGCTGTTGATTGCCCATAGTTGATACAGCCCGGCGCGCCTCACCGAGTGCTTCACCGCGCAGTGTGCGAATCCACTGATCACAAGCTGGCGTAGCCAGGGCTGCGTTCAGGTCATCAATCAGGGTCATGTCAGCCCCGGCAACCTGAAGCGCAGTGATGGTGTCAGGCAGGACGCTGTTGATGCGCAGAACCTCTGAAGCCATCAGGCTGGCGCGAACAGTGGCAATGTCGAGGCGTGATGACAGCTCACTCACAATCTTTGCCATGTCCAGCAGAGAGGTTTCTTTACCGATGTTCTTAGCGAACTGGTGGCCGGCAGCGACAACTTCTTTATTTGATTTGGAATGATGCATGTCATTGCCCTCAGTGAATGGTGATGGTGCTGTTAAGGCGCTCAGCTTCGTTCTGCGCCTTAATAGGATTAGTGATTACTGAACTGTCAGGCATGACCCAGCCGTTGAGGATATGGCTGTAGGGCAAGGTGATAATGCCTACGGTGATATGGTCATTAGGCTTTTGCATCGCTGTACTCCCTCCGGGCTTTATCAAACTCACTGCCAACGATCTCAACCGCGCTAAAACCATCTTTGGGCGTCGCGCTGGTCTGAATGTAAATGGCATCACCATGGCGGAATAAAGTAAGGCCACACAGAACCAGCATTCCCCAATCCAGACCTATAGCCTCATAGAGTTCGTCGTTGTCGACTTTGGTTTTCGGGTAGTTATCACTCCACAGCTTCTTAACTGCTGCATGCTCTTCCTTCAGCCCTTTGGGTGGTCTGGCTTTAGGCCAGGACGCATAACCAGTGTTACCCGTTGGCACTGTCCACAGCTCTTTAGCGAGGTAAGGTGCAGCGTCAAAATTCACGCCGTAGAAGGTTGAGCGCGTGATATCGCTTTTAAAAACTGGCTTACCGCCAATCAGTGAAGTCAGCTCTGCCGCTTCTTTGCGCATCTGCGCTTCATCAGCACGCGTCTTATCCCATGCTGCTAACGCCTCAGCATTCGTAAACTTCCAGTAGCCCATAACAGTCTCCACACACGATTTTTGGTTGCATGAATCCCTTGCCAGTGATGGCAATAAAAAACTTTTGGGATTCGTTTAAGTTGGCTGGTGGGTTACTGCAATAACCCACAGCCCGATTACTCCACACACTTGAAAGGTTGCTGCGGTGCCGGGTGCCTCCCGGTGCTCTGGTCAGACTGACAAACACCAGAGCGGAAACTCTTAGACTGTGTGCAATCTTTGTCAGTCTTCCGCGCGCGCTGGCCGCATTCACCACAACGGCTGAGAGCATTAATCGGTTCAGGGAGGTCTTCTGGAGTTTCCTTCGCCACAGATAAATGCTCTCACCGTTGTGAAAAAGGGCGGTTAAACAAACATTCATGAGTAACCGCCAACACAGCAATCCCGTACTCTTAAAACGCTGGTCCCCGAACCACGTTTTCAACATCACACTGCACACTCACCACACCTGCATCACCACAACAGACAACATCAGCATCCGGGAAGAGACGCAGAAAGGTAATCAGGTCCCGGACCGTTGTGTTCGACATATTCTTAATCATTTTCACGGTATACCCCGCAAGCATTCGATGAGCTAAATATACTTACGAGTATATGGATAGTAAATACTCAAAGGTAAAGTAATTGTACTTGTGGGTATATTTTATTGAAAGTTATAGAGATTTATTTTTAGAGAGGCGGGAGCAGGAAACAAAAAACCCGGCAATTGCCGGGTCATCGAAAGGGTTTATGAGTGGCTAAGGAAGGTTGGTAACTTTTGCATCAACAACAACACCAATGATTCGGCAATTGCCATCAATTTCAGTCATAGGGTATTGAGGATTAAGTGGTTTCAAAAATTTACGACCTGCATCGACTACCAGTTTTTTGAACGTTGCTTCATTCTCACTATCAAGTTTGGCAACGACCAGTTTGCCATTCCTCGCTTCAATTTCTGGATCAATGAGTATGGCCATACCTTCAGGGATGCTAAGCCCAGCAGGTGCTGTCATCGAGTCACCCTTAACATCAAGCCAGAATGAATTCTCTGAACAATCAACGGTTGTTTCATACCAACGGTCTACACCCTTGGGGTGATAAGGCTCTATCGCTTCCATCCATTGTCCTGCACTAACCCAGCTTATCACTGGGAAGCTTCCTTTAGGTTCGTTCGGGCCTACATAGGTGACGTTAGATTCGGCAGACTTCGCTAATCCATCCAGCCACCCACGACTTAATTTTAGTGATTCTTCAATCTGCCGTGCTGATTGTTCACCGATATTTCGTTTGTTCGCTTTTCCTGGTGGATAAAGCATCCGAGAAACAACAGTCGCATCAAGGCCTGCCGCTTCAGCAAATTTCTTTTGTGTCTCGAATCTGTCAACAAGCTCTTGAAGCTTAAGTCGCCGGATTTCAAAAACGTCTTTGTCGGTATCGATTTTCATACCCGGATCATACGAAAAATTACTCACAGGTAAATGACCCTCAGGTATTGAATAAAATATACTTGCAGGTATACTCACATCATCAACAACAGGAGGCTCCATGGAAACGTTAAGAACGTATCTGAATGGCCTTGCGCTGGGTAGACAACGAGAGTTCGCCATCAAATGCGAAACCACAATTGAATATCTCCGCAAGGCAATTAGCAAAGGGCAGAAGCTCGGTCCGGCATTGTCAGTTCTCATCGAAATTCACTCAGCTGGTGTAGTTAGCAGGAAAGACCTTCACCCAACTGACTGGATGAAAATTTGGCCGGAATTGAATTCTAAAGCCAACGCGGCATGACCGTAACTACAACGGAAAATCAAAAATGGTAGACACAATCAACACAGCAATTCGACTGATGTGCAAAGCACATAAAGCAGGTCGTTTAGGCATGGCCGATGACTTAGGAATGACCATCGATCAGTTTCACAACCACATGTATCGCAAGTGTGGCAGTCGTTTCTTCACCCTGGATGAGCTCGTGAAGATGGAAGAGTTATCCGGCACTGCATGCCTGGCAGAATTTTTCGCGACCCGTCACGGAAAACTGCTGGTGGATGTATCCGCAGTGAAAGAAGTGGATAAGGTCGATTTGTATGACATCGAGATGAAGGCGAGCGCAGCAGCTGGTGAGTTAGCAATAGCAAAGATTGCCGCCGCGTCTGACGGTGTGATCGACAGCAAAGAGCGCAAAACCCTGTCCGCATTGTTCCACAAAAAAATGCGTCATCAGATACATGGCTTTCTGGGCTTCATGGCGCTGTATGGCGTCGGTGTTGCTGAGCATTCGGTGGATATGTTCGTGGCGAACGGCAGGAAAATTGATGCGTCAGGTGTGCAGATCGAAGTGCAGGACATTTGAGATGAAAAGTTTTTTATGCCCCAAAAAAGTGACACCCGCAGGATTGCAGTCCCCGGGTGTCTGTCGCGATTTTATCAACGTGTGTGGAGAATCAATCGCATGTCCATTGTAAGCCAAAATAGAGCGGTTGGGCAATTCCGTTGCCGCGTTATCGCTGGTGTCCGTGTCTATGAGCAAATCATACCGGTGACTGGTGGCCCTAACAACTACCAGCCAACGACGCGTTTGGTAGTTGAGTCCGCCTGGAATAATTTCTACAGCCGACCGGCGCAGTCGAGGGTGAGCTGATGGAAAAAGAGATCATTAAACCCTGGGTGGAGCGATTTAAGGACAATCGCGGCGTGGTGGTAGAGACCGTTGGTGTAGACGTGGTTAATCACCGCGTGATTTATATGCGTCCGAACTATCCGCATCCATGCATGCAGCCCCGCGCTTTGTTCAGTCAGAAGTTCAGAAAGGTGGCGTCATGAGTTTATTGCTGAAAGTTAAGCCTCTGGTCATTAGTCCGGCCCTTGCGCAGCGCATTGGGCTGAATGAAGCCATTGTGCTGCAACAGATTTGCTACTGGCTGGAGGACACCACTTCAGGTGTGGAGCATGAAGGCAAACGCTGGGTTTATAACACTATCGAAGAATGGACTAATCAGTTCCCGTTCTGGTCGTCCGACACAGTTAAACGCGCTCTGACCTCACTCAAAAAGCACGATTTGATTTTTGTCGAGCAACTGAAGAAATCACAACATGATCGGACTAATTATTACGCAATTAACCACGCAAACCCTTTATTGACCGATGAGGGCAATTTGCACTCATCGAAGGATGCAACTTGCACCAATCGAGTAGAGCAACTTGCACCTGTCGATAAGGGCAACATGCCCCAATCCATCGGGGCAAATTGCCCTCGTCTTACAGAGAATACAACAGAGAATACTACAGAGATTACAACAACCCCTTCTTGTCAGGTTGCATCGCAACCAGACGATGAGTGGTCAGTCGTTAATCGCTCTCGGGAAGTTTTACGCCACCTGAACAAAGTTACCGGCGCTAAGCACACAGAGGCGCAGTCGTCGATGGGCCACATCAAATCCCGCCTGAAAGACGCGTTCACGGTGGAAGAGCTTTGCCTGGTTGTGGATTACAAGCACGTCCACTGGGAAGGCACCGAGGAATACCAGTACATGCGGCCAAAGACTCTGTTCGTCCCCGGAAATCTGCCTGGCTATCTCCAGTCAGCCACCAAATGGGACAAACACGGTCGCCCGCCGCGTTCTGAGTGGAATGCCATGAAGCGCAACATGCAGCGGGATATCACAGTCATTCCGCAGCCTGACAGCTCAGTGCCTCACGGCTTTCGCGGTTAACGGGGGATAAATCATGATCAACCACGAATCAAAAATTCTTGAACTGATTACCCGCAATGGCCCGCTGAAGGTACGCGAACTCTGCAAGCTAACCGGCCTGCATGAGACTTCAGTGAAGCGTTTTATCAAACCCCTGTTCACCAAAGGGCTGCTTAAGCGGGCAAGCGACTGGAGCTACTCAATTAACACCGACCCGTTACCGGTAGAAAGCGAGAAATACAGCCACATGGCGAAGCAGGCCAGCGAACTGGAGGCGAAAGGATTCTGGTTGCGTGCCGCGCAGGTCTGGCGCGAGGCGATGCTGGTGGCTCGGTTCGATGCATCACGTAACGAAGCCAAAGAGAACTGCGACCGCTGCGCCGTTAAGGGCTCACTGAATTGCGGCAGCTATGGCGGACTTGATACCGGTCGCATCATTTCAGCCAGTGTGAACAGGGATTTGTTATGAGAGCGCACCTGAAGAGCCACTACGAGAGAAATGAGATTTTCTACCGGGCCATCCCCACAGCAGTAGTGATGATTGCCGCCCTGATTATTGTCCTGACATGGGAGTTGACCACAGCATGAGTACTTTAGCGCGCATTTACGACGACAAGAAAAATAGCGATACCGACATCACCACCCGTAAAACCTACCTGTTGGGCGTTGATGAGCTGTATGTCGAAACTAATTACAACATCCGTGATATCGATCAGACCCATGTCGAGGAATTCCGCGACGCCTTTATCGCTGGTGAGCATGTGCCTCCGCTGGCTGTTAAGGTCACGGAAAAGGGCATCAAGATTATCGACGGACACCACCGCTATTACGGTGCGAAGCTGGCTCAGGAAGCAGGTTATACGCTGCGCCTTGAGTGCAAAGATTTCGTGGGTAGTGAAGCTGACAGCGTGGCGTTCATGGTCACCAGCAGTCAGGGCCGCGCATTGCTGCCGCTGGAACGTGCAGCTGCCTATCAGCGCCTCGTTAACCAGGGCTTAGAGCCAGCCGAGATTGCCGCCAAGGTGAAGCGTTCGATCACCGATGTTGAACAGCACCTCCAGTTGCTGACTGTTGGCGAACCGCTGATTGAGATGGTGAAGTCCGGCGAAGTAGCAGCGACCACAGCAGTTGCCCTGCAGCGTGAGCATGGCGTGAAAGCATCATCGGTGGCGCAGGAGCAGATGCAGAAGGCGAAAGCGGCAGGTAAGAAGAAACTGACCAAGACCGATGCTATGCCGCAGTTCAGTGCAGCACAGGCACGCAAACTGGTAGAGCTTATTGCCCGACACTGTGAGGCGGAGTTGCATGAGGACGCACAGGTAAGCCTGGATTTTGCTACGGACCTGCAGGCGGCTGAGCTGATGGATATTATCCTGATGGCCAAAGAGCATTACGGGGTCGCGCAATCAGTCATTGAGCAGCCAACACCGGCCAAAACAGATAGCGGCGATGGTGACGACCTGCCACTGCTGAAGCACGAAATCCTTGAACAAAGCGGTGTTGAGGTGTGGGCCTGCGTTATTGCCGCGTTCAAAATGAAAGCTGAGTACACCTACAGCGAATCCAAGTGGGCGCATACATGGGCGGCAGACTCTGTTGAGAACCCTACCTGCGTGACCGTTCCGGCAGAGACCATTGCTAAAGCGGTGCGCCTCATCAAGGAGCATCATGACGATCTTGAACTGAAGCTGTGGGTGTCAGAGCAGTACGATGATCCAGATATGGCAAAAGAGCAGTTACAGCGCTTCTCAGCGGTGCTGATTGACGTTCGCCAGGACAGGCCGTGCACGGTTCAGGAGTTTATCGCGCTGGTGGAGCAGACCAACCGTGATTGCTGGACAAACATCCGCATGCTGCGTCAGGCAGTCCGTGAGGTAGTTGGTCAGATGACAATACCGGATGTGGGAGAGAGCGCTGCATGAAGTTAACCCTCCCGTTCCCGCCAAGCGTTAACACGTACTGGCGTAACACCAGAAAGGGAGTATTGATCAGCGCCTCCGGGCGCTGTTTCCGCTCCAATGCGCTTGCCGCCGTCATGGAGCAACTTAAACGCCGACCTCAGCCGATTACAGTGAATGTTGAGGTGAGCGTTCTGCTATTCCCGCCAGACAAGCGCCAGCGTGATCTTGATAATTACCTCAAAGCATTATTCGATAGCCTTACTCATGCCGGTGTGTGGGGCGACGACAGCCAGATAAAGCGATTCTCGGTAGAGTGGGGCGCAACGACGAAGAAGGGTAAGGCCGAAGTAACGATCACACCTTTTGAAGTGGTGGCCGCATGAGAGCATTACTCACGCCAGAAGTAGCACCTCGCACCGGGATTGTGTTGCTAAAGCCGGGACCAGACCTATTGAAGCTGTTTAAGGGCAGGGTTGTGATCAGCACACCGACAATGGATATGGCAGACCTACCATCAGGGCGGCTGAATGACGGCACACAGCCTTTACTTGATGAGCCCTCACTGATTCCGTTCTTCAGTCACGAACGCGTGATAAAGGCCGCTGGTGGACCGAATGCGCTGGCATCCTTTGTCCAGTCTTTCGGGTGCTGCCAGTGGGAGCAGCTGGGAGTGTGGCATCACCATGAATTCACAGTGTCAGAAATCGAAAACGGCCTGGTGTCTCTTTGCTATAGCCACGATAATGAGTTCAGGGAAAACGGCGTACCTGGTAGCCTGGAGAATATCGCCAAAGGTAACACCGCACTCTGGATAATCAGGGCGGCATGCAGCCATATGGCGCTAAACGGTGACCATCAACTGACTCTGCCAGAACTGTGCTGGTGGGCAACCCTGAATGATGTGATTGACCTGATACCGGAGGCACCGGCCCGGCGCGTTCTGCGCATGCCGAAAGAGTCCCACTATGCAGGAGAGACTAAAGAGTCTCATATCGTTGCAGAGCGTCCGGCCAGAGAGGTTATTCAGGACGCAGCTCAGGTAGTTAAAAAGATAATCAGCCTGTGCGCTGACCCGGAATCACCAGAATCATTCATGAAGCGCCCCAAGCGTAAGCGCTGGGAAAGTGAGAAATACACACGATGGGTAAAATCGCAGACATGCGCATGTTGCGGCATGCAGGCTGACGATCCTCATCACATCATTGGACACGGACAGGGGGGAATGGGAACGAAGGCGCATGATTTATTTGTGATACCGCTATGCAGAGCGCATCACGATGAACTGCACCGGGATATGAGAGCGTTTGAAGCGAAATACGGCAGTCAGGTTGAGCTGCTGTTCAGGTTCCTCGATCACGCGATTGCAGTCGGAGTGATTGGGACAGACAAAAAATAAAGTGTGTGGAGAAGGTGAGTATGAAAATTGAATCAGCGCTGAAGCACTTCAATCCGAAAAGCCTGCAGATTAGTGACTCATCCCGTGCTACGGGAAGTGAGGGGCTTACGGGTACAGACCTGATGGCCGCTATCGGGATGTGTCAGTCAAAGTCTCCGATGGGGATTGCAGCCGTTCTGGCTAAGTCCGGGGTCAGTGAAGGGGATAAAGATCGCGTCATAGGTCTGCTTATGGTGCATGCCCGGCGCATTACACCAAAGCTCGTTCTGAAAGCAGCTGGCTCAAAGTTGCCTTCCTGTATCAGAGTTCTATCCAAGCTGGCATATGAAGATTATGTCCGCTCTGCATCAACTACCCACTCATGCCCCGACTGTGATGGGCGTGGCATTATGAACAGCATTGAGCATGTGATGATTCACCCTGGCTGTTCAACGCCTGATAACGATAATTACGTTCCTCCAAAGTACCGGTTGGAAACGCTGGAAAAGATGTGCGTGACATGTCACGGCAAGGGCGCAGTGACAGAGCGGTGCCGCTGTAATGGTACTGGCCGCGTGCGTGATATCGAAATGTCCAGGCAGACTAATTCCATCGTTGAGAAGAATTGTGATCGGTGTGGCGGCAGAGGATTTGCGCGTTCGCCCGGTACAAAAGCTTTCAGAGCTATCCGGGTGCTGATTCCTGACCTGCAGGAGAGAACGTGGAACCGCAACTGGAGGCCGTTCTTTGATGCGCTGGTGGCTAAGTTAGAGCAGGAAGAATCTCACGCCGACCAGACCTTTCAGAAAATAACTCGCGCATGAAAAGTATCAGACCAAAGATAACTGTTGCTTTTGTCCGGGAATGGATTAATATCTCCTCATAGTGGGGATTTTATGAGTCTTCCGCACTAAAAAGAATTATCTGATTCGCTGATGGCGGGTCAGTTGCATATCAAGTGGATGTTAGAAAGCCTCGCAGCCTCACCAGCTGGCGGGGCTTTTTTATTGGATTATCCCCTGAAAGGGATGAGTAAAAGATTATCCCTTGTAGGGGATAGAAAAATTACCCCTGTTGCCGACGGGCAAGGCAGTTACCGCTATTGCGTCAGGGTTCCCATTCAAAGAGGTCGCCAAAGAGCGGCCTTTTTTCGTTTTTGCGCACGCCAATCAGTCTCCACACACACTTTTGACGCCGTGGCGTTGCGCAATTCTTTTTAACGACAGTCAGCCGCCATCATCCCGGTGGCGGGAATCAGAGCATGCCTCCAGAAAAAGACCCGGGCTTTTGGGCCACAGTGCTGCTGTGGCTGTATGCCCACAAAACAGAATGGGGATATGCCGGGGTAGCAGGCATGTTTTCACTATTACGCAGTGCCTATGCAAAAAGCCCGTGGAGTAAGCGGGTTCTCGACGCTGTCTCCTGCAGCGCGTTAGCGTTCTTTGCTGGCCCGACGCTGCAGGTGATGGGCGCTTTATTTAACTGGAACATCCCTGACGCCGCCGCACAGGTTTTCGCGGTTTACATCGGGTATGTAGGCAATGACTACATCAGCGAAAGGCTTCGCAGGCTGATAGAGAGAAAGGCAGGGGAAACCAATGACGGGCAGCAATAAATCACGCGGAATCCGCAATAATAATCCTGGAAACATCCGCTGGGGCGATGAGTGGCAGGGACTGGTGCCGCAGGCGCAGCGCACTGATAAATCTTTTTGCCAGTTCATTAGTTCGGAGTATGGCATCAGGGCGATGATTATCATTCTGCGTAACTATCAGAGCAAATATGGCCTGAAAACTATTACGGGCATTGTGAAGCGCTGGGCTCCGCCTAACGAGAATGACACGCAGGCTTATATCCGCAGCGTGGCAACGGCTACCGCCACTGCTGCTGATAAGCCAATCGACCTGACTGACAGCCGCAAGCTGTTTCCGCTCCTGCAGGCCATCATCAAGCATGAGAACGGCAGTCAGCCCTACGGATTAGATGTATTCATTCGGGCGCTCGACCTCGTCTGATAAAGGAGGCCGCATGGCTGCTATCCAGTTCATCAAAAACTATTCACATCTGCTGGTTATCGCAATTATCTGCGTTTGCCTGTGGATGTTGAATGCCCGCAGCGCGCAACTTGAGGCAACCAATCAGCGCCTGGAGAAACTGTCGAATAACAAAGACGAGCAGATTAACGACCTGCGCTCCAAGAACGATGGCCTGGCATCAAGCGTCACTGAGCTGGTAACAGCCGTTAAGCAGCAAAACGAAGTGATGAGTCAGGTCACAGAGCAGCGTGCCGTAACAGCCCAGCAGAACCGGAAACTACAGAATGAAATTAAGCGTTACCTTGCGGCGGACAAGTGTGCTGTTACTCCTGTTCCCCCTGATGCTGCTGACCGGCTGCGCGACGCAGCAAAAGCCGCTGGTGGAGTACCGGACAGTAAAACAGCCACAGCTAAGCCTTCCGGCTGAACTGACCAGTCAGATTGACGTGCCAGCGCCGTCACAGGACATGACGTTCGGTGACAGCGTAAGCCTCAACGCTGAGTTATATGGCGCTCTGGGTCAGTGCAACATTGATCGTGCCGCCATTCGTAAAATCGAGTCAACCAGATAGGTAAATACATGAGCGAAGCAAAACCGCAGGACGGCAGCACAGTAAAGGGGTATCGGACCCTTTCCGAGCAAGATATTGCAGATATGAATAGCCTCAAGGCATTAAGTCGTCAATTTATCTCGCATCTTGATCGGCTAAAGCACGACTCAGGCGCAGACCCTCGCTGGATTGCCCAGGCAAAAACATCAATGCAGCATGCCTGCATGTTCGGCTGCCGTGCAGTTGCTCAGCCAGATGATGATTGCTGAGTTCATCACAAGGCACATTTTCGAGTGCGCCGGATGATAAAACAAAAAAAACACTTCAATAAGATTAATCTTATCGCTAATGTAAGAGCCTCATTTGAATCGGAGGTTTTTATGAATAGCTGGTTTGTTAGTTGGGAGTTTCGACATGATAATGGAAATTTACAAAAGGGCGATTTTGTTTTTACTGGCGAAGAGCCTGATAATCCAGCCCAACTGATCAGATATTTAAAAGAACAAATAGTCCAGAGTGAGTCTTTAGCTGCTGATTCAGAAAAAATTATATTCGTAGCATTCAATAAAATTTAACCGCCTGAAAAGGGTTGAATGCGAAAAATAGAAAGCACAAAGACCGCCTTCGGGCGGTTTTTTATTTTGTTCTGAAAACTGCATTCACTGAGTTCAATTTTCAGCATAAACACAATGAATCATCGGCTGGTGGTCTCACCATTGCCGAGAGGTGTATGCATCTATCCAGCAGGAAACTCTGATGTCCGAGCCACGCATCTATAACAGCCGCTGGGATAAAGCCAGACTCTCATTCCTGAAATCACATCCACTCTGCGTAATGTGCCACCGGCAGGGCAGAGCGGTGGCGGCTGCTGTCGTTGACCACATCAAGCCACACAGGCTGAAAGAAGCCATCAACGGTGGCAAGCAGGATGAGATAGCGAAGGCTCAGAAGCTCTTCTGGGACAAGGCCAACTGGCAACCACTCTGCAAACAGCATCACGACTCGACCAAGCAGCGTGAAGAGAAGCGCGGTCACGTCATCGGGTGCGATGAGAACGGCATGCCGCTCGACCCGTCATCCCATTGGCACAAATGAGAATTAATATCATTTACCATTGAGGTCAGGTGGGTCACAAGATCAGATGAGAACGATTATCATCACCATCGGGGAGGGTGGGAGCAGAGTTCAGGGGATAGCGACCTCCTGACCGCCCGCCCCCCTTTTTATGCACAACCGCGAAATGAAAAGTTTTTTTCTGGGAGGTTTTTATGGCCGGAAGACGACCAAAACCGACCCACCTTAAGGTCGTTACCGGCAATCCGGGAAAGCGAAAGCTCAACGACAAAGAGCCTGCACCCGCGAGAGAAATCCCCAGCCCGCCGTCACACCTCACTGATTGGGGAAAGGTTGCGTGGGGAAAACTGACCGTTCTGCTCGATGGGATGGGCGTGCTGACCGTTGCCGATGTGCTGGCGCTGGAAAGGCTCTGCGATATTTACGCCGACATTCTTCAGTTGCGGATCACGATTGCTGATGAGGGCAGAACCTACACGGTCCAGACCGAAGGCGGGTTTCTTATTAAAGCAAACCCGGCTGTTTCAATGCTGGCTGATGCAGACCGGCGATTTAAAAGCTACCTGGTAGAGTTCGGCCTGACTCCGGCTGCCCGGTCAAAGGTGAACGTAAATGGTGGAGAAAAAGAAGAAGACCCGCTCAACCAGTTCTTCGGTTGACCCGGCAACGCAGTATGCAATGGACGTTACCAGCGGCGCGGTTATTGCCGGGCCAGACATCCGCGCTGCATGCGACCGGCACCTTCGTGATCTGGAGGAGGGTCCTAAGCGTGGCTTGTTCTGGGATGTTGAAGCGGTAACGCGCGTTGTTAACTTCTTTGCTCAGGTTCTGAAGCTGAATGGCGGTGAGCATGAGGGGAAACCTTTCATCCTGCTGCCGTGGCAGTGTTTCATTGTTGGCTCCCTGTTCGGCTGGAAAGCGGAAGACGGCACGCGCCGCTTTCGCATGAGCTATATCGAGTCCGGTAAGGGCTCGGGTAAATCGCCACTGGCGGGCGGAGTTGGTCTTTACCTGCTGATGGCAGACAAAGAGCCCCGCGCCGAAGTTTACGCGGCGGCCACGAAGAAAGACCAGGCGATGATCCTGTTCCGCGATGCGGTAACGATGGTCGATCAGTCGCCCGCGCTGGCACAGCGCATCACCAAATCCGGCACCGGGCTTAATGTGTGGAACCTTGCGTTCCTGCAGACAGGCTCTTTCTTTAAGCCGATCAGCTCCGATGATGGTCAGTCAGGCCCGCGCCCGCATGGCGCACTGATTGACGAAGTGCATGAGCACAAAACAAACGCCGTTGTTGAGATGATGCGTGCCGGTACAAAAGGCCGCCGTCAGGCGCTGATGTTCCTCATCACCAACAGCGGCCACGATAAAACCAGTGTCTGTTTCGAATATCACGAATATGGTCGCAAGGTGGCAGCCGGTGATTTGGTCGATGACAGCTTTTTCAGCTTCATCTGTTCGCTGGATGAGGGCGATGACCCGTTTAAGGATGAATCCTGCTGGGGCAAAGCTAATCCATCGCTGGGTCAGACCTTCACGGATAAATATCTGCGGGAGCAGGTGACGCAGGCGCGCGGCATGCCGTCGAAAGAAAGCATCGTCCGCCGCCTGAACTTCTGCCAGTGGGTTGAGGCATCCGATCCGTGGATTGACAGCGACACCTGGATGAACTGCGAGCAGGACTTTGATCCCGAAGATTTGGCGGGGGAAGAGTGCTATGGCGGTCTTGACCTGTCCGGTTCACGCGACCTGACAGCGCTGGCGCTTTACTTTCCGAAATCCAAAAAGCTTTTAGTTGAGTTCTGGACGCCGAAAGATTCTCTGCTGGAGCGTGCCAAAACTGACCACGTTCCCTATGACGCCTGGCTGCGTAATGGCTTTATTCACGCGCCGCCTGGTAAGGCGGTCAATTACGGTTTTGTGGCGGTGCGTATCGGTGAACTGGCGGCCAGATACGATATTAAGTGCATCGCGTTTGACCAGTACCGCATCAAGTATCTGGAGCCCGAACTCGAAAGCGAGTCTGTGAGCGTTGACCTTGTTCCGCATGGACAGGGCTTTTATAAGGCGCAGGAGTCCGGGCTGTGGATGCCGCGATCCATTGAGCTTTTTGAAGAGCACCTAAACAACAGGGTGCTTGTCATACGTCCTAATCCCTGCCTTCGCTGGAACGCCGCCTCTGCGGTGCTTGAGGCTGACCAGAAGGACAACCGCATATTTGCCAAGAAGAAAAGCACCGGCCGTATCGACGGCGTGGTGGCTTCCGCTATGGCAATCGGTGCAGCAGAGGATGCGGTGCTGGTGGACAGCGGCGATCCTGATGACTTTTTTGATGACCCGATCATGGTAGGTATCTGATGAAGGAAAAAAAACAGCCGGGTCGCATTAAGAGCGCGATTGTTAACTGGCTCGGTGAGTCAATCGGACTGAATGATGCTGCGTTCTGGCAGGAATGGTACGGCACAAGCAGCAGCGGAAAGGTAGTGACAGCAGAGAAAGCGCTGGCGCTGGCCTCTGTCTGGGCCTGTGTGCGACTGCTGAGTGAGTCGGTTTCAACTCTGCCTATGAAGGTATACGAGCGTGCCTCTGACGGCTCCCGTAAGCTGGCGCTTAATCATCCGGCCTATCAGTTGCTATGCCGTCGCCCGAACAGCGAAATGACGCCGTCGCGCTTCATGCTGATGGTGGTTGCCAGCATCTGCCTGCGTGGTAATGCCTACGTTGAGAAAAAGATGATCGGCCTGAAACTGGTCTCTCTCGTGCCACTTCTCCCTCAGTGCATGAAGGTGGAGCGGCTGGACAGCGGCGAACTGCAGTACACCTACACAGAGAAAGGCGTGAAGCGCATCATCCCGGTTAAAAACATGATGCACATCCGGGGCTTTGGTCTGGATGGCGTATGCGGAATGATGCCGATGCGCACCGGGCGTGACGTGTTTGGCGCAGCGATGGCGGTCGAAGAGTCAGCCGCAAAAATTTTTGAAAACGGTATTCAGACGTCAGGTTTCTTTCTGTCAAAGAATCTGCTGACAAAAGAGCAGCGACAGAAAAACCGCGAAAACCTTAACCGGTTCGTTGGTTCAAAAAACGCGGGCAAGGTGATGGTGCTTGAGGGTGATATGTCCTATCAGGGCATCACCCTTAACCCTGAAGATGCTCAGATGCTGGAGTCACGATCATTTAGCATTGAGGAAATCTGCCGCTGGTTCCGCGTGCCGCCCTTTATGGTCGGTCACGTTGACAAGCAGAGTAGCTGGGCGTCGAGCGTTGAAGGCATGAATCTGCTGTTCCTGACGAATACGCTGCGCCCGATGCTGGTGAACATTGAACAGGAGATTTCACGCTGTCTGCTGAATGGTGATGAAGACCTGTTTGCTGAGTTCTCCGTTGAAGGTCTGCTGCGTGCCGACAGCGCTGGACGTTCCGCTTATTACACCACCGCGCTGCAGAACGGCTGGATGTCACGCAATGACGTGCGCCGCCTGGAAAACCTGCCGCCGATTGAAGGTGGTGATATCTACACCGTACAGCTGAACCTGACACCGCTTGAAGACCTGCGCAAAAACAGCACCGCCGCAAGGGCCACACTGTTGCGCGAAGTTCACAACGCCGTTTTCC